TTACTCACAGATTATGGTGCTTTATATGATAAGTTACCTATATCTGCTTTTGTTTGGAAGACTGACCACGGCGAGCTTTTACCTCTTGACGTTCTTCAACTTTGGGATTGTTTTGATTACGATCTTACGGTTATTGAAAAACCAATCTTGTGCCGGTGCGAGTTCTTTGGAAAAGATAAACGAATGCACGCAGGAGAATATGAATTCACAATTGATAACTGTCATCGTGATGCTTCCACTCTTGATACTAATTTCAGTGAACACGATCCAGAGCATAAGTCTTTCAATGTTATAAGACTTGACAACGGCCAGTTTGCTGCTCAGCCTAACAATCGAGTTATCTGGCGTGATAGCTCCTTGACACCCGATAAATTAATGACACCAGACTTTAAAGTTTGTACTCAGAACTATGCAGTTGAGACTGAACCAAAATGGTCAGTAGGACATACTGATGAGTGGCAGTACAAAACTAGAGAAGAAGAGGACGGATTTGAATAATGGACGCAACCAATGAAGAAATCAAAGAAGCTTATAGATTATTTTACTTAATCAAAGGTCATTTAGATTCTCCTGAAGCCACAGTAATGTCTAGTTATAATAGCTATTTTAGACGAGCTTGGCAGTCAGGATCTGACGGTGCTCCACATTATGAAAGAGACGAAATGTTCGAAGACGCATGGGCTAAGAAAATAGAAGAAGATGCTATAGAAAAAGTAGCTAACTTAGGCTACGACTAATTGAATAGAATAAAAAACTTTATTGCCTGGATAAAATTTTTAAATAAACAAGGCGGTAGCTGGTCATACTTCTCCATGTTAGAAGACGCATGGTCTAATAGTAAGACATGGAAGCCAACAGGAACTTGGCCATATAATATGGACCAGAAATAAAAATCACAAATATTTGTTTTTAAACGAAACTTTTTCCTTTACATTTGGTTTTAACTGTGGTAGAATAGTTATATCAAATGTTAAGGAGATTGTAATGACTAAGTTTATCAGAGAAAACTTCACATACCATGGCGGATACTTAGAGTATAAAGGACCATATGAAGGTCAGCCAACATATGATGAAGTGTATGGTAAAGATAAAATTCATCCTTCACGTATCGGTATGCCAATGGAACTTTTCATTGCTCGCTTTAAGTACAAAGGTCCTATCACTAAAGCTAAATTCTTAACCGAGCTAATCAAATCTTTTACTGTTGAAGAGTATGCCGAAGCTCGTAGTAAAGATTGTCTTGAAAGCGCTCCACTCAATATCCTTAAAAATAAAAATCCTAAATGGTATGATAATATCATGTCAAAATTTCCAAGGAGTCTTGCTTAATGTCAATGCATATGATTAGAGGAGTTCAGGTTCACGGCAATGGTAAGCGCACTAAGGCAAAAAATAAATCTAAAAAGCTTAGGAAAGCTGAAGCAGAACACGAAAAGTTTTTAAAACAATTAGGTGTAGGTAAGTCAGTTGCAAAACATGAAAATAACTTACCTGATTTAAATTGTGGTCCTCGTGTTACATCAGATATTATCTGTTCAAACGGTACAAAGAAAGATGCTGTTAAGTACACAGGTAACGAGATAGCTGGCATAGTTGTTACTCATAAATCAAACCTAATGCCAGTACGTAAGGATAATAAGCAAGCAGCAGTCGATGCTGCAAATATGAGAAGATAAAAAAAAATGCAAAAAATGCATTTTAGGGGTTTACAATCAATATGAAATATGGTATTATATTATTATCAAAATGAAAAGGAAAATATATTATGGCACATGAAGTTGAAATGATCGATGGCGTAGCACAAATGGCATATGCAGGTGATAAGCCTTGGCATGGTCTAGGTGTAGAAGTCTCAAACGATCTTACTCCTGCGCAGATGATGAGAAAAGCTGGTCTTGATTGGTCAGTAGAAAAAGTCGATTCATTTATTGAAGTAGACGGAGAGCGTATTCCTACTGGTCAACAGTCTTTGGTTCGCTCATCAGATAACAAAATCTTAACTAATGTTGGTGGGGATTGGAACCCTGTTCAAAACTCCGAAGCTTTCGAGTTCTTTTCTGAGTACGTCCTTGCAGGCGATATGGAAATGAATACAGCCGGATCTTTGAAAGGTGGCAGCAACGTGTTTGCTCTAGCAAAAGTAAAAGACTCCTTCACAATCCTTGGCGAAGACCAAGTTGACTCTTACTTATTGTTTAGCAATCCTCACCAGTATGGTAAAGCGATTGATGTTCGTTTTACTCCTATCCGTGTTGTATGTAACAACACTCTTACTTTCTCATTGAACTCAGCTTCAAAGAATTTTGTCAAGTTAAATCACCGTTCAGTATTCGATGCTGATCAAGTAAAAGAAACACTTGGCATTGCTCACGACAAATTCTCACAGTACAAAGAAATGGCTGAGTTTTTGTCAACTCGTAGGTTCACTGCAGAGTCATTGGTTCAGTTTTACAATGACGTGTTTCCTTATACACATAAGGAATCAGAAGTTAAAACTGTTAAAGATCTTTCTAAAACAGCACGTGATGCTTATGAAGTTCTTGAAACTCAACCTGGTGCAAACTTCGGTGAAGGCACATGGTGGCAGGCTCTTAATTCTGTCACGTATCTAACTGACCACAAACTTGGTCGTAATGCAGATACACGTATGCAATCAGCGTGGTTCGGTGTCAATCAATCTCGTAAAATCAAAGCAGCTAACAAGGCAGTAGAATACGCTACTGCCTCTTAAGGAGAACTAATATGTTATCACTATTTTTGAAAAACCTAGCTCAAATTTCATTCTTTACCGGTGTCGGTTTTGGCGTTGTTTTAGTTACAGCTGAGCTTATGGAATATAGCACTTACTTTGTTATATTTCCTGCAGTACTCATAGCCTTTTACTTAGCGTATGACAAAGCTAAGTCTGACTACGAAATCAAGCAACTAAGGGATAGTTAATGCCTTGGCCTCACAAAAACAGACCTCGCCCCGGTCGTCGTAAGAAAGGATCAGGTAAAAGAAAGGCAGCACGTAAACGTAGAGCACGTAAGAATAAATAGATAAAACACGGAGAGCGTTGTGGCAAAACAATTAGAACAATATCAATTTACTGAAAGCATAATTGTTGACGCTCTCCATCATTATACTATGACACATTGTTACGGCCAGCTTGATGAGGCGTTTTATTATGATTTATGTGCAAGAACATTCTTTGATGATGCTCTAGAAATATGTATAGTATTAGATTATTTGGAAGAAGTCTATGGTGATTTCTTCCTAGCTCAACCACTGGTTAAGCAATTTGAGAGGAAAAAAAGTAATGGGAATAATAGTAAGTGAAAAAGAACCTCAACTCATTGGCACATTTAAAAATTCGCCTGAGGATATTGTAGAACTACAGAATGTAGAGAAGATGGTAAGCACTCTCAATCAAGACTTAGTTGATAGTGGATTTGAACAATATCAGTATCACCTAGTCCGGAAAGGGCGAAAGGCTTACATAGAACTAAAATGAGGGGGCTACGGCCCCTTTTATTTTTATTATAAATAGTACCAACTGTTAATTCAATGAGGTTTAATGTGGCCTATACATTCTTTCCAAAGTCAACGCAGGAGATAGACTCTGAGCTCAAAGATTTCCCTGAGGAAAATCTAAAAGAGATCAAGAGACTTTTTGCTATTTTAAAGCCAAAAGCACCTACTCCAATAAACATTGATCCAGGAAAGAAGAGCAATGTTAATGTAACTCGCCAAGTGCAAGATGATATGACTATCGCAGACATAAAATCTAAAGCAGGTCTTAGTAAAGTTAAAATAAAATTCGGTAACGGATCTTCTGGTAATCGTGGTGCCAACAATCGTGGTAACTTATTTGAACCGCAATTTGCTGAGGCGCTTTTAGCTTGGTGGGCAGGTGACGCAATTAAAGATAGAAACATGTCAGCTGCGATTGAACACCTTGATAAGACGTATGAAATGTCGGAATCAAAAGAGTTTAAAGTGGATGTTGTAGGTGGTGAAAATACTCGCCGTCCTCTCGTGTTCTCTCCGAAGATCCAACTTACTAATCCAAAAGGAAAAGGGTTCGATGTAGGTAAATCTGTAACTGATATTACAGTTACTGTTGATAAAGGGCCAATATATCTTAGTTTAAAACTTGGTGGCACTACTACGTTCTTTAATGTTGGTGTCAAAACTATTCTTACTAAGAAAGAAATAGAGGCAGAAAAGATTATAAATCCAAACGGTAAGAAACTTCTTAAACTGTTTGGTATTAACGAACAAGAGTTTTGTAGTGTGTTCAATGGAACAGGTACTGGAAAAATTGATAAGAGACCAAAGTTTGATAGAGCAGGATTAAGTCACCTACTTCAATCTGGTATTGGATTCAATTATCATATCATACATAAATTAAGTGGCAAGATATTGTCAAAAGAAATGACTAAGAGTGCTATGCAAACTGCAGCGCAGGTAGCAGCACCTGTTGTTTATTATGGAGGAAAAGGTGGTAAAGGTAAACGCATAGATATAGAAATGCAGTCACCAACATACGTTTTTAAATTAAACTTAAGAGATACACAAGGCGGTGATGGTTATCCTACTCGTTTAATGTGTGATTTTAAATATAAATAATGGTTTACTTTCTTCTTTAAATGGAATACAATATACATATGGAAAATTTTAGCTCTTTTATAACCGAACAAAAAAATACTCATATGACTCATATAGAGGACAAAGTTCTTTATGGTGGCGTAAACGGAACGCGTCAAGCAATCAACGCTTTACGTGAACTTAGAGATATGTTGAAAGGATCTCACGATGGTAGTGTATCTGTCAAGTGGGATGGCGCTCCTGCTATCTTTGCTGGTGTTGATCCATCTGATGGAAAATTCTTTGTCGCTAAGAAGGGAATCTTTAATAAGAATCCAAAAGTATATAAAACTGCCAGCGATGTGGACGCTGATACTTCTGGCGATCTGGCTAATAAGCTTAAATTAGCTTTGCAAGAACTTCCTGCCTTAGGCATTAAAGGTGTTGTGCAAGGTGACTTCTTATACGGACCCGGCGACGTAGAAACAAAAAAAATAGACGGAGAATCTTATGTTACATTTCATCCTAATACTATCGTCTATGCGATGCCAAGTAGCTCGCCTGGAGCTGCATCTATTAAGAAATCTAAAATTGGAATCGTCTGGCATACAACCTATGAAGGTAACACCTTCGAGACTATGCGAGCTTCGTACGGCGTACAAGTCTCCAAGTTTAAAACAAGCCGAGCTGTGTGGAGCCAAGACGCAACGCTCAGGGATATGACAAATGCTACTATGAATAAAAATGACACGGAGAAAGTGAATGAATATCTATCGCAAGCTGGTAAACTCTTTAACCAAATCTCAGGATCCACACTTAGGACGCTCGAGAAATCGGACGAGCTACCGCGCCTTATTGAGCAATTCAATAATAAGTACGTCAGAAAGGGACAGGTCCCTGGAGATTCAAGAGGACACGCGGATAAACTTGTTAGATGGATACGGCTTAAGTATGCAAAAGAAATTACAAAAAGAAAATCTGAAAGAGGAAAAGCAACTCAACAAACAAAACTAGATAATATTTTATCATTCTTTAGTGAAAAAAATAAAAAATCTCTCATAAATATGTTTGAATTACAAAAAGTAATTGTTCTTGCAAAATTAAAACTTATAAATACTCTTAACAAACTTGCAAAAATAAAAACTTTTGTTAAGACACGTAATGGATATAAGGTAACCGGAGAAGAAGGTTACGTTGCTATAGACAAACTTGGTGGTGATGCGGTTAAGATTGTTGACAGGATGGAATTCTCCTACAACAACTTTTCGCCTGATATATTAAAGGGATGGGATAAACCGGGAAGAAATTAAATGGATAAGAAACTAGGTTTCAAAGATTTCTTGGCTGTGGACTACGCTCCAGGCATGCCAGATCAAATTAAAAAGAACGCAAAGAAGCGGAAGTATCGTCCGGACTATGCGTCGACTAATCCACCTAAATCAGATGAAGAAGTAGATGAAGCTCTTACTATGCAGCAGCGTAGAGCTCGAGCTCGTTTACTTAAGCGCTACAAGTCACGTATCAAGATGGGACGTGAAAAAGCTAAGCGTAGGTTTGCATCCCCTGAAAAATTAAAGAGTAGAGCACGTAAAGCTGCTCGTATGTTAGTGTTTAAGAAGATCTCAAAAGATATTCCAAAAGCAGACTTAACTTTTGCTCGTAGGCAAGAGATTGAAAAACGTCTCGAAAAACCTGCTATGAAGAAAAAGATAGATAGACTTGCTAAGAAGCTTTTACCAAAGACTCGCAAAGCTGAGATGGAAAAGAAACGTGGGAGTAAGTCTACATAATGATTAATTCATTTAGCAAATTTTTAGTTGAAGAAGAAAGAGTTGTTTATTTTACTTTTGGTAGAATGAATCCTCCTACTATAGGTCATGGCAAACTGCTAGATAAACTTGCTGAAGCTGCTGGTAGAAATCCTTATCGCGTATTCTTATCGCAATCAAATGACGTAAAAGAAAATCCTTTATCATATAAAGATAAAGTTAAATATGTTCGTAAAATGTTTCCAAAGCATGGCCGACAAGTTATGATAAACAAAAAAGTCATAACACCTTTCCATGCTCTATCTGCATTATATGATGAAGGCTTTCGTAAAGTTGTAATGGTTGCAGGATCTGATCGTGTAAAAGAATATGACTTACGACTCAATAAGTACAATGGTAAAAAAGGCGGCCATGGATTCTTTAACTTCGATGGTGGCGTCAAGTTAGTATCAGCGGGCCAAAGAGATCCTGATGCCAAAGGTGCAGAAGGTGCATCCGGTACAAAACAACGCGGTCACGCTTCAAATAATGACTTTACAAAGTTTGCTCAAGGTTTACCAAAAGCAATGAGCAATACCGATTCTAAACGCTTGTTTAATGACGTGCGTAAAGGTATGGGTTTAAAAGAACAAAAAGAATTTAAGAATCATGTTCAACTAGAATCCGTTTCCGATATAAGAGAAGCATATGTTCGTAATAACTTATTTGAACTTGGTGAAGAAGTTGTTATCAATGAGAAAGGTATTGTTGGTAAGATACATCACTTAGGCTCAAACTATTTGATTGTAGAAACAAAAACAGAAAAGTTAAGATGCTGGTTAGATCAGGTGTCAAAGCTCGAAGAAGATAACACTAAGAGTATGTACAAAGATTATCCTGATGAAGGTACACCCGAAGCAGCAAAAAAATGGAAAGACGCCACACCTGGACAAAATGAAGGTTTGTGGGCTAATATCAGAGCACGTCGAGCATCAGGAAAACCGAAGTTAAAACCAGGGGACAAGAATTACCCTAAAACTTTAAAGATAGAAGATGATGAACGTAAAAAAGGTTCACCACAAGATTCTGATATTAAAGGTAGACCCGGTACACAGCCAAAGGCATATCATTCTGGATTGTCAAAGGCTCAAAAAGTTTCAAGAGATCGTCAGTTTAAAAGACAATCTAAAATGGATGATGATAATCCAGCAGCTTATAAGCCAGCAGCTGGAGATAAGACCGCAAAGACTAAACCTTCGAAGCATACGAAAAAGTTCAAGCAAATGTTTGGTGAAAAAGATAGTAAATTAGATATTGCAAAAATGAAGATTGATCGAGAAAAAGCATCTGATGCTCGTAAACACGATCGAATGATGGACACAGCTCGTACTGCAGACACTAAAACTAAAAACAGGGCAACAAAATGATTACTTTCAAAAATTATATTAGCGAAGATGCTACAGCAGGCCTAAAGAAAAAAGCAGAGAAATCTGGTATGCCCGTTGGAATTCTAAGAAAAGTTTACAACCGAGGAGTTGCTGCATGGAAAACTGGTCATAGGCCGGGAACAACGCCGCAGCAATGGGGATTTGCACGAGTCAATTCATTTGTTACCAAGTCATCCGGTACATGGGGAAAAGCAGATAAAGATCTAGCAGCGAAAGTCAGAGGATAACATGCCACAATCAGCAGATAAAAAACCGGAAAGATACGTCGGTCCAGACGGAAAATCAAAAATTCGTATGGTCCCTGTCGATCGAGAAATCGTCCACAAAGAAGCTGCACCGAAAATAGATCCAGTAAAGTTTGCTGCGCACTTAGCTAAAAATGAGAGACCAAAGAAAATGACTTCAACTCAAAAAACACTTGCCGACATTCGTAAACGTGCAGATAAACGTGCAGAAGAAAAATACACTGCTCCAACTCAAGCTGAGAGAGATGCTGACAAGAAAAAAGATCGCAACGCACAAAGAGCTGCTGGAATTAAACGTCCAAGCATGACACCTGGAAGTTTAAAAAGAAAACAGTACAGCGGTATGATGGGTAAACTAAAAAGAGAATCTGTAGAAGAAGTACAAAATGAATCAGCACCTACTGCAAAGCAAGTCAAAATGGGAATCGGAATAGCTCGTGATAAAAGATATGCTGGTGGCAATATGACAGGTGCTTCAAAAGCAATGAATAAAGTTAAAAAAGGTCTCGATAGACATCCAGCAGTGTCAAAAGAATTACGTAAACAAAATGAATCTGTAAATGAAATATCTCGTAGCATGACACCGATGAATAAAAGGTTTGGTAAGACTGTAGACCCTAAAAAGTTTGATGCATATAAGAAATTTGTTAAAAAGAATAATGTAGATGAGCCTACTGTTCGTATGATACGTGATAATCCAGATGCTGCTGAATCAAAGCGCATGATGAAAAACAAAAATGTTGCTCAAGCTGTAAGTCTATATAAAGCATCTATGAAAGAATCAGTTACTGAACTTTCAATG